ATCGAGATCGAAGCCGGCGAGGACGATGCCCCCTCCACGTCCACCGAGATGATGGACGACGGCGAGCTGCAGTCGATCCTGCGGGCCGAGTTCGACGACGCGCGCGACTACCACACCAACCAGCTCGGCAACGAGCGGCAGAAGGCCGGCGACTACTACCTCGGCGCCAAGTTCGGGAACGAGCAGGAGGGACGCTCGTCGGTGGTGTCGACGGAGGTCGCCGACACGATCGAGTACGTCATGCCCTCGCTCATGCGGATCTTCGCCTCGACCGACGAGGCGGTGCGGTTCATGCCGCGCGGTCCCGAGGACGTGGCGGCGGCCGAGCAGGCGAGCGAGTACGTGAACTGGGTGCTCAACAACGAGAACCAGGGCTTCACGATCCTGCACAACTGGTTCAAGGACGCGCTGCTGAACAAGCTGGGCGTGGTCAAGTACTGGTGGGACGAGAAGGTCGAGACGTCCACCGAGGAATATGAAGGCCTGTCCGATCCCGAGTTCGCGCTGCTGACCAGCGACGCCGCGGTCGAGGTGATCGAGCACGAGATGAAGGTGGTGCAGGCGGCGGTCGTCGATCCGATGTCCGGCGCGATGGTGTCGCCGCCGATCGTGTCGCACGAGGCGACCGTGCGGCGCCGGCGCAAGTACGGCTGCATCAAGATCGACAACGTGCCGCCCGAGGAGTTCTTCGCGAACAAGCGTGCGCGCTCGCTCGAGGACGCGCGCTTCGTGGCGCATCGCACCGAGATGACCGCGAGCGATCTCATCGCGATGGGCTACGACCGCGACCTGGTCGAGAGCAAGGCCGGCGCCTCGAGCGACCTCGAGACCGATGCGGAGCGCAACCGTCGCTTCGCCGACCTGGCCGACAACGACCCGGCCGACGTTTCGCAGCGCGGCGTGCTCGTGACCGAGTGCTATGTGCGCGTCGACGTCGATGGCGACGGCATCGCGGAGCTGCGTCGCGTCGTGTGCTTGGGCGACGACATGGAGGTCGTCGAGAACGAGCCGTTCGACCACATCCCGTTCGCGGTGATGTCGCCGATCCTGATGCCGCACAAGCTGGTCGGCCGATCGCTGGCCGAGCTCGTGATGGACCTGCAGCTGATCAAGTCGACGGTCCTGCGCCAGCTGCTCGACAACCTGTACCTGTCGAACAACAGCCGGGTGGTCGTGGTCGACGGCCAGGTGAACCTCGACGACCTGCTGACCAACCGCCCCGGCGGGATCGTCAGGGCGGCGGCGCCTGGCATGGTGTCGCCGCTGTCTGTGCCGCTGGTGGCGCAGCAGGCGTTCCCGATGCTCGAGTATCTCGACGGCGTGCGCGAGCAGCGCACCGGCATCAACCGTGCGTCGATGGGCCTCGAGGCGGACAAGCTGCAGTCGACCACTGCGATCGCGGTGCAGGCGCAGATGAGCGCGTCCCAGGGCAAGATCGAGATGATCGCGCGCGTGTTCGCCGAAACCGGCATGCGCGCGCTGTTCAAGGGGCTGCTGCATCTCGCGACCAAGTACGAGCAGCGCGCGAAGATCATCCGGCTGCGCGGCAAGTTCGTGCCGATGGACCCGCGCAACTGGAAGACCGAGTACGACGTCTCGGTCAACGTCGGGCTCGGCACCGGCCAGGTGCAGGAGCGCATGCAGGCGCTGATGATGATCATGGGCAAGCAGGAGCAGCTGATCGCGCAGCTCGGGATCAACAACCCGGTCGTCAGCCCCAACCAGTACCTCCAGACGCTGAAGCAGATCGTGACGCTGGCGGGCTTCAAGAACAGCGAGCAGTTCTTCAGCGCGGAGATCGATCCTGCGGCGCTGGCACAGGGCCAGCAGGCAGGGCCGTCGCCGGCCGACCTCGAGATGATGAAGGTGCAGGCCAAGATGCAGGCCGACCAGGCGAAGGCGGCGAACGACATGAAGCTCGCGCAGGTCAAGCTAGCGGCGGACGTCCGGCTGCGCGAGCAGGAGCTCGCAGCGGAGATGGCGCTCAAGCAGCGCGAGCTGATGTTGAACCCGCGCGCCAGCACCAACATCGCGAGGCCCAGCTGATGGCGATCACCGGCCTGCTCTCGACCGCGCCGACGGTGACGCCCGGCGCCGGCACGAATAGCCAGTTCCTCGACCAGTACATGCGCGAGTACGACCGGCTCGAGCGGCAGTGGCTGGCGAGCATGGGCCAGAACATGGTGCAGTACCCGGCCGGGCGCCCCTACACGCCCGGCCCGTTCGCCCAGATCACGCCGGCGCCCGTTGCGTCCGAGCTCGCGCCGCCGCCATCGGCGTTCGCGCCGCAGGGTGCAGATGGCCGTGGAAGCATGCCCGGTGGGCCGATGGGTTCGACCGATCGCACCCCAGGCAATGCGTTCGGCGCGACGCCGATCGGCCGCGGGATGTCCACTGGCCTCGCCGGTGCGTCTCTGTTCGGCGGGCCGATCGGGCTCGGTGCCGGCGCCCTCGGGCTTGGCATCGCGGCCAACAACATCGCCGCGAACCAGGCGATGCGTGACTTCTACGGCGCGCCGGCTATGACCTTCGGCCAGCAGTTCGGCGGCCTGTTCGGTGGCGGCCTGCTTGGCGCGCTTGGCATCGGCAACGCCAGCGGCCTCGGCATCACGCCAGAGACGGCGCAGGCGGCGTATGGAGCCGCGATCGACCGCGGCATGAACACCGGCGGCATTGTTGGAGCGGTCGGGCCTGGAGCAGGCCTGGCCGGCATGTTCGGCGGCACCGGCTACGGCCGCGCGCCGGGCGACGAGGGCGGTCCGAGCATCGACATGACGGGCGGTGTCGGCTTCGGACCGGGCGCCCCTGACGGGTTCAGCGCCGGAACGGGCGAGCAAGATCCGAGCGGGGCGTGGTGACGGACAAGCTCCGCCTCGACGTCGACCGCGGTGCGAAGGCGGAGGCGCTGATGCGCGACCCGCTGTTCGCCGAGACGTTCGACGCGCTGGCGGCGACCTACGCCGACGCCTGGGCGGCGACGTCGCCGTCCGACGCGGCGAAGCGCGAGGAGATCTACAGGCTGCAGCACAACCTGCGTGCAGTCAGGAAGCACATTGAGCAGGTCGCGGCCGGCGGCAGGGTGGCCGCGCGCGAGCTCGAGGAGCTGAAGACCCGGCGCTTCCGGGTCTTCTGAACGGGGAGACTGAGACAACCCGCAAGGGATCTCGTCACTACACACGAGCACACACATGTCGACCAGCACCAACCCCGTCGAGGGGAGTGCGCCGATCAGCCTCGACCAGGCTGCATCTCTCCTGCTGTCGCGCGACGCCCCTCCTGCGGAGGACAAGCCGACCGAGGCGGCCACCAACACCAGCGACGACACACAGCCGGCTGATCAGCCGAGCGGCGAGATCGAGGACGCCGCGACCGGTGACCAGCAGGCAACGGATGAGTCGACGACGCAACCGACGCAGCCAGAGCAACCGACGTTCTCCGTCCGCGTGGACGGCACTGAACAGAAGGTCACGCTCGACGAGCTGCTCAACGGTTACCAGCGGACCGCCGACTACACCCGCAAGACGCAGGCGATCGCGGAGCAGCGCAAGCAGGCCGAGGCGGAACTCGCCGCGGCCCGCGTCGAGAGACAGCGCTACGCCGAAACGCTGCGTCAGCTCGAGGCGCAACTAGCACAGACGCAGCCGGAGCCCGATTGGAACAAGCTCTACGCCGAAGACCCGCTCGAGTACGTCCGGCAGAAGGATGCCTGGCGCGATCGACGGGAACGGGCGCAGGCACTCCAGAGCGAGCAGGCGCGTCTCGCTCAACTCCAGCAGGTCGAGCAGCGTGCGCTGCTCGAGCAGCACCTGGCGGTCGAGCGGCAGCGGCTCGTCGAGGCCATCCCGCAATGGCGAGACGAGCAGACTGCGGCGAAGGAGCGCGAGGCGATCGTGACGTGGGCGAAGCGGGCTGGCTTCTCTGACCAGGAGATTGCGCAGTCCTACGACCACCGAGCGGTCAACGTGCTGCGCAAGGCGATGCTCTATGACGAGCTCATGGGCAAGAACCTTGCGGACAAGCAGACGCCCAAGCCGGCGCCAGCGATGGCGCGGCCGGGCATGCCGCCGAGCAAGAACGAAACCTCCTCGAAAGCCCGCCGAGAGGCTCTCTCCCGGCTGTCGAAGTCCGGCCGCATCGAGGATGCGGTCGACTTCTTGATGCAAAGGTAATCGAACATGGCGACCTACAAGACCTCCGACGCCGTCGGCGAGCGCGAAGAGCTCGCGGACGTCATCTACCGCATCGACCCGACCGACACGCCGATCTTCTCGGCGCTGAAGAAGGAGGGTGCGCGCGCCGTCTACTCTGAGTGGCAGGTGCAGGAGCTCGCCGCCGCTTCGGCGACGAACTACAACAACGAGGGCGCGGACTACAGCTACGTCAACCCCTCCGCGACGACCCGCATGGGCAACTACCACCAGATCTCGGTGAAGGCGGCTTCGGTCTCCGGCACGCTCGACGCGGTGGACAAGGCGGGCCGCGATCGCGAGACGGCCTACGTCAAGACGCTCAAGGGCCTCGAGCTGCGCCGCGACATCGAGAAGTACCTCGTGTCGGACGTGGCGAAGAGCTCGAGCGATCCGCGCAAGGCCGGCACGCTGTCGACCTGGATCACGAACGTGAGCGTCGCGGCGTCGTCCGCCGCGCCGACCGGCGACGGCACCGACACGCCGACGCTGTCCGGCACCGACCGCGCGATGGCGATCAGCCAGATCGATGCGGCGATGCTCGCGGCGTTCGAGGACGGCGGCAAGCCGTCGATCATCACCATGTCGCCGACGAACAAGCAGGTCTTCTCGAACCTGTCGTCGGCCTCGGTGGCGACGAACCAGATCATCACGTCGGCGAACAAGGACGCGGCCTACGTCGGCGCGGTGTCCCTGTATCGCAGTGACTTCGGTGAGCTGAACGTCGTGGTCGACCGCTTCCAGGGCAACGACCGTCTGTTCCTGCTCGACACCGACTACGCCTCGATCACGACGCTGCCCAACCGCAACTTCGTGGTCAGCGACGTGGCTCCGACGGGCGACGCGACCAAGTTCGCGATCCTCGCGGAGTGGTCGCTCAAGGTCTCTGCGCCCAAGGCGCACGCGGCCGTGTACGACCTGACCGGCGCGTAAGCGTCGACAGCAGCACGCCTACCTGGGGGCGGCAGGGAAACCTGCCGCCCCTTTCCTTTGCAAGAAACCGCACGGGATCTTTCATGAGAAAGCTCGTGAAGAGCGACCCAGCCACAGGCACGCGGACGTGGCTCGAGTGGGACGGCGACACGCCGATCTTCGCGCTCGAGCAGAACGTCGACGCGATCGTGGACGCGAACAAGAACGCGCAGAACGACGTCGGCAAGGGCTCTTTTCTGCGTCACCGCGGGCCGCAGAAATACGCAGAAATCCCTGCGGCGATCTTCTGGGCGAAGGTCAAGGAGTTCGGCTGGCCGCGTGACAACCCGCAGGCCTGGCGCGACTTCGTGAACCATCGCGACTACCGCCACTTCCGCACCATCGGGGCGAGCATCTGATGGCGATCACGACCTATTCCGAGCTCAAGACCGCGGTCTCGAACTGGCTCGCGCGCAGCGACCTGACGGACCGCATCCCCGAGTTCATCGCGCTCGCCGAGGCGCGCATGTCGCGCGCGCTCGAGACGCGCACGCAGGAGAAGCGCGCGACCTCGACGCTGACGGTCGGCGACGCATACGTCCTGCTGCCGAGCGACCTGCGGTCGGTGCGGTCTGTCAAGCTGCAGACGTCGCCGGTCGAGGTTCTCGACTACCTGTCTCCGGAGGCGATCGACAGCAACTATCCGACCACCGGCAACGGCATGCCGCGCGCCTACACGGTGATCGGTGGCGAGATCAAGTTCGCGCCGGCGCCGGACGACGACTACACCGTCGAGATCACCTACCTGACCGGCGTGCCTGCGCTGTCCGACGCGGCGCCGACCAACACGCTGCTGACGCGCTACCCCGACGCCTACCTGTACGGCGCGCTGGCTTCGGCTGCGGTGTACCTCATGGATGACCCCAGGGTGCCGCAGTTCGAGCAGCTGTGGACCCGCGCGCTCACCGAAATCTCGACCAGCGAGGACGCCGCCAAGTTCGGCGGCACCTCCCTGGTCATGCGCCTGGCGTAAGGAGCCCGTCCATGTCGAAGTCCAATGCCTTCGAGCAGAGCCTGCTCGAGCTGCTGTTCAACAACAGCAACATCGCGAACGTCGGCGACGCGACGGGCCTGCGCGGGTCGACCACCGCAGGCCCGTCGCGATGTTGCTG